TAAAAAATTCTACGTTTCAAGATAGTAAAGTATCAAATTATATACTTAGAGGTTTGAATACTTCTGTTCTTGAATTAGATAATGTTGGTACTCAAATCGTAATTGACAATAATACACTCAATTTTATAACGGGACATATTATTGCTGTAAATCCACAGGGATCAGTTTATTCAGCAAAATTAGAAACGGCATTATCATGTGATGCAATTGGATCTACCACTGTTCTTTCTAGTATGAGAACCGTTATCAAAGATGATATCCCATCTGGACAATCTTGGATTATTGATCCCCTAGGTTCTTCAAATAGATTTAGTTATGCAACCACCAGAGCTGGTACTACTAATGATATTAAGTGGGTTGTATCGACTCAGGTTATTAGTATCGAATGGGCTTGATGCTAAATATAACTGAGGATAATAAGGGCGGGAGCTAGTAAGCACCATGAGTTTTAATATCAATTCCGATAAAGAGTTTGTAAGAGGTTCTAAACCACAGCTCATCGGTGATAACGAACTTGTTATTAAAGGTGGGGTTGGATCTCTCGAAAGAGAAATCCTCAGAACACAACTAGATGCTAGCACAGGATTGCCTCGTGTTGGTATCAACAGAACTGGTCAAAGAGTTAATAATATTGACATCACAAATGGTGGTACTGGTTATACTCTCCAACCAACTGTAACTATTGATCCACCAACAACTGCTGGTGGTGTTCAGGCGCTTGCTTCTGCATTTATCTTTAATGGTCAAGTAGTCAATATTGCTATCAATAATCCTGGTAGTGGATACACAACTACTCCTAACGTAGTTATTAGTGGAGGAAATGGTGCTGGTGCTGCAGCAGAAGCATTCTTAGATACTGTTGATTTTGAACTTGATATTAACGGTGCTATTAGAACTTCAACATCAATTATTTCCGATACTGCAAGAATTCTTAACCTTGATATTGATAACTTTGTTACTCCAGACTTAGCACTAAGAGGTCCGAGTCTCAAAACATATGTAAATAACACAGGAACTCCTTGGGCTAGCAGTGTTATTGTTCAAGAGAATGCCTACAGATATTTTGGTGCTAACGTATATCAAGCACTAAATGGCGGTGAAACTGGACCATTAGCTCCAACACATACCGATGGTGTTGTACTTAATGGAGAAGTAAATTTCAAGCATATTGGTTTCCGTGTTGTTGATCAAAGTGCTTTAGGATTTGGAACTACTGGCGAGGCAGGATTATTTCCACGTTCTATCACTCCATTGCTTGGCGATAGATCAGATAAGATTGCTACAACAGAATACGTCCTCAACCTAGCAACGAATGACGTTGGTGGTCGTATCTATGTTTCCGAACAGATTGGTAGTAATGATAATGATGGTCGTTCTGCTGTTGCTCCAGTTAGAACGATTAAAAAGGCAGCACAACTTGCTTGGGCAACTCCTGGAGTTAAGGAAACCATCATCGTTTCTGGTGGTGATTACATCGAAGACAACCCAATTTCATTACCACCAGATGCTTCTGTTGTTGGCGATAACTTGCGTCTGGTAATTATTCGTCCAGGAAATCCTGGAAAGCATCTCTTTAAATTTGGTGATAAAAACTATGTTACTGGGGTAACATATAGAGACAGGGTTGATTCAAATGGTGACCCAATATTCACCTGGGACTATGCTATGGTCTTTGACGATAAGCAACGCATTATCGTCGATTATGATGTAAATGGAGACTTCGGAACAGAGTTTCCAATCGGACATCAAATTTTTGGACCAGATCAGTTCCGCGTATCATTTCAACAAAACACTGGTCTAAGTGCTTTACAAACTGGTCTAGAAGTTGTCGGTGTCAATACTGGTGCTAGAGCAAAAATTATTGGAGTAAATTTTAACACAACAATTGGTGCTAGTGCATATATTAGTGGAACAGTTGATGTTCGCTTAATTAGTAGTTCATTTGTTGAGGGTGAGCAATTTAGATATATTACCTCAGCAACACAAGGATCTTCCATTGCTCTAACAATAACCCAAACTGCTGGGGCAAATATTTTTAGAACCACAACAGATCCAACTGGAATCATTGCTGGTGGTACTTATATTTACTTAGATGATGCAGATGATAGTAGCTTTACTGCAGGTTATTACGAAGTTGCAGATGTCGATGATTCAAACCCTGGTTACTGGGATGTTCAAGTTGTTCCAATTCTAAACTCACCAGAGTGGAATACAACTCAATCGGAAACAATCCAGATCTTCAACGCATCTGTAACATCATTTACGTTTGACTCGACTTCATTACAATCTATTAGAGCAGAAGGTGAAGTTGTTTTTATCGATGAAGATATCACAAATACTCTACCAATCCAGAGAATTGACTTTTCGCAGCAGGGTGGATTTACTGATGGTTTCCAAAGCGATCAGTTTGGAAACTCAGAAGATCTTGGTGGTATTGTTTTCTACACCAACGAACTAGTTGGTAGATCAAATACACACGATCTAAAAGAAGGTCAAGAGATTTTAATTCAAGGTCTTCCAACTGGGACACCTGATCTCTCATTCTTAAATGGAAGACAAAGAATTTACAAAGTTCTCGAAGATGCTGATGGTCGTGCAAGAAGATTTGTAATTCCAAAGAAAGCTCCTGCAATCAACGATGCAAACTTTGATCCAGGACAATTTGCAACTGTTAGCACATACTCTAAGAGTGTTACCCTATCACTACTCAACTCACCAAACACCTTCCCACTAGCAACTCCTGTCGATAGAAGATATCAGGATGCTTGCATCTACATCAGAAACAATAGAGACTTTATTGCAGACGAAGTAGTTGGTCGTATTAACAGCGAATTCAAGAAAGAATATTTTTCAGTATATAACATTTCTGGTCTAGACTTCCAAATTTACCTCGGAACATCTAGATTTGAGCACACTTATATTAGTGGAGGAACTGTAACGTTTGGTGGTGTTGACTATAACATTACTGGATTTACTTATGACACTGCTGTAACTGGTATTGCGACGATTACAACTGATGTTTCTATTCCTGGTTTAGCAGAAGATGACATCGTAAAACTTGCTGGTATCCTCGTTGAATGTGATAATGGACAGAAAGTATATCCAAGTTTCAATATTCCAGTAAGCGATACTCAGTGTAAGCAAGATATTGTACATTTCCTAAATGCCCTTGTAAGAGACCTTGAGTTTGGTTCTAACCATAATATCATTGAGGCAGCGCAGAAGTACATTGTAGGCGCTAAGATTGACTATGTAGAGAACGAAATTATCCAGACTGTACGTGCTATAGAGTATGCTAGAGAGCTAGCAACTTATGCAATGTGTAACTGGAGAACTGGAAACAGAACTCAAAGTGATCCAGTTTATACTCCACAGTATTCATCTATAACAAGATACTTTGACGATAGTGTTATCACTGCAACTGCTGGAACACCAGCTTGTGATGACGTAAGATCCGCTATCGATACATTATCATACCTCTGGGTTGATGTTATTGCAAATAATGCATCTGGTAGATACCTAGATGCCGCATACTTGATTGCAAGAAACAGAGATCTAATTGCAGATCAAGCACTTATCGATACAGAAGCAACTTATCCAACTCTAAATCTTTCGGATATTCATCAAAGAAAGTGCCGTAGAGATGTCAATTTTATTCTCTCTGGTCTAATTAGAGACCTTGTACTTGGTGGAAATAGTGGTATCGTTACTGCTGCAGAAGCATATTTTAGCGGTACTGCTCTTGTTGGTATTGATGCATCGCAACTCGATGAAACCATCTTCGCATATCAGCAAGTAAAAGATTACGCTATTGCTGCGATGCGTAATTGGACCGATGGAGCAGGTAACGCAATTGCAACCACTTCACCAATTCCCAAGTTTGTTGATAACACAATTATCGCAGATCCTGCATCTCCAGATTGTGCTAATGTAGCATCTTCAATTACAACATCTATGGGTCTCCTAGAAGATATCCTAGATGGAACAATTGAAGCAGGAGAAACAACAAAAACTACAGGAACTTTATTTAATGTATCAGAAATTATAACATATCCAGATTCTTACATCTATGATAACAACAATGTAAGAATGGCAGTTCGTGGAAGTTATGATGATTACCCAATCATCGAGGCATCACCATACACACAGAACGCCTCTGTAATCTCCTTCCTTGGTGGCAGTGGTGCTCTCATCGATGGATCTAAGGTAAAGCAACCCAACTGCCCCTTCCCTGGTCTAGAACTTGACGGAACTGCTACGTTCCCCAATCAGGGTAAATCGATGGTTGCTGCGGCATTTACCATCGTTTCCTTTGGAGGTACTGGTTATAAGATCATCGAAGATGGTTACGTTCAGTTGGTTTCTGTCTTTGTTATTTTCTGTGCTGATGGCGTCCTCGCTGAATCTGGTGGTTATGCTTCTATTACCAACTCCGCCACAAACTTTGGTATTGCTGCTCTTCGTGGTAGTGGTTATAGAAGAGAAGCATATAGCTTTGACGTTGCAACAATTACTAATGTTTCTTCAACTCCAACTGGTAGGGCAATTCTAACAGTTGATGGTCTAGGAAGAGAACCACTTGAGCACTATGTTGTCAAGATCGATGGATATGAAAACACAAATCCAGATCTTGAATATTTCATTGATTCTGTTGCTGGAGTTGGTGCTGGACCACCATTCCAGGCACAATTAACAATTGATGATGGTCAGGGACAACCTATGGACCTGACCGATAGTTCTACGGGTCTCCCAGTATCTTTAGGAAATGTTACTGGTGCAACTATCAGACTACATAGACCATCTATCGTCAATAGCTCCTCACACACTTGGGAATTTGCTGGTTCTGGTACTAACTACCTTGCTCTACCAGAGAATGGTGGAACTAAGGACGAATCGCAAGAACAAGTATCAGAAAACTACGGACGTGTTTATGTTTCTGGTACTGATGAACTTGGTGACTTCAAGGTTGGTACATTTGCCAGAATCGAGAACAGAACTGGTAACATCACTTTCACAGGTACAGTTACGATTTCGGAAGTTGAATTCCTCAAACTGAAAGGTGGCGACGTTGTTGTTACTGGATTCTCTGCTGACAACACTCTAGGTGGCGCTGGAACAAGTAACTCTGTTCTACCTACCCAGAAAGCAGTTAGAGATTACATCACTAACAACCTCGGACCATATATCAACAAACCATATTCAACCAACGCCGTTCCTAGAGCACTGGTTGAACTTACTGATTCTGGTAAGATCTCTATTGATCAGATCCCAGCTCTAAGACCATTCCAGGTTTATACTGTTGCTAATCAGACAGAAAGACTGAATATTGAAGGAGCACTTGCTGGTGATATTGCGATTCAGCAAGACACAACCACTTCATATATTCTAAACAACGATCTAGACAGTCTGTTCCTCGCATTCCAACCAGATCCAACATTACAATTCACCGTGGGTGACATTTTTGATGGTAGTGTAAGTGGCGGTCGTATTCAGGCAACTGAGTACAGACAAGGTGTTGTATATAGAATCAACCTAACCGATGGTGGTTCTGGTTATGTTTCTCCACCAAACGTTACTATTTCTGGTACTCTGCAGCAAGGTGGTGTGGAGGCAAGAGCAGAAACTACTATTGCCAATGGAGAAGTTGTAACAATTGAAATAGTTTTTTATGATGGATATATTGGTGGTAAAGGATATACATCTGCCCCAACTGTTACGATTTCTGCACCCGCAGGAACTGGAACTCAGGCAACCGCAGTTGCTCTAATTGAAAGCAGACTTTATGGCGATATCGTCAATAGAATTTCTCTAGAAGATACAGATACTATTGAAAGTAGCGACATTCCATCAGAGACTGTTAATATCACAAGAGTTGTCAATACATCATCATTTGATAACAATAACTGGGTATCTCTATCATCAAACCAGATTGCTGCCACAGATATTGTTTCTGGTGTTATCGAAACTGACCGTCTTGCAACTGGTGGTGCTGCAAACTCATTCACATTCCTCAGAGGAGATCAGAACTGGGCACTTGCCGTTCAGTCTATCAAAGGTGCTGAGATTAGATACTTCGATAAACTATACAGCACAGCAAGTAGCGGATCCAGCCAACTGATCTTCCAAACTAACTCTGACGTTCTACTAGGTCACGAAGTTGTAAATAGTGTTCTTGGTATTCAGGCAAACACTAATATTACTGGTGTTATTACTGATGCTGGTCTAACAACAATTTCACTCAATAATCCACTCACACAAACTATCAACGCTGGAACAATTATTGAATTCAAGCGTGGTGCTTCGCCTATGATCTTTGAGTCTTCATACACTCAAGGAAACTTTGTTGATAATATTATTATTGCCAACGGTGGAAGTGGATTTACAGATGGTCAATATTTTGATGTAGAACTACAAGGCGGTACTGGGACTGGACTAAGAACAAATATTATTGTTACTGGAAATACAATTACAGAAATTACAGTTACTGATGGTGGATCTGGATATAATAATGATTTTTCGATCACAAATCCACCAGCAGTTATTGGTTCTGGATCTGCGATGGTTCTAGCGGCAAAAATTGCTACCGTAAATAGACAGTATGCAAACGTCGCGCTTGATGTTCAGAGAGTAACTAATCTCACAATCTCGTCTGATCTATATGGTACGATTGGTGTTTCTAGATTCAAGAAAGATCAATTCAAGATTGGTGAAGCTGGTAACGGTTCAATCGAACTCAAGACTGGTCCTGGTTCAGGTCTAGATGCTGACCTACTTGATACAAGGCAGGGTTCATTCTATCTCAACTCAAGCAACCAAAACCAAGGTACTCTCCCAACTGATAGACTTGCTGGCACATATAACATTAGCGTCTCTGGTTCTTCTGGAAACACTATCCGTCTTGCAACTGGTACTAACAACCCAACTTCAAACCCAACTCCAAACAACTTTGTTGAGGGTCTTGTTGCTAACACGATCAACAACTCTGCGGACCAATTATTTGATGGTGGATCTCAGCACCTTGTTCTAACAATTAGAAACAAAGGTCAGGGTCTAACTGCTGAAGGTGGTGTCAGACAGATGGCATTTACCGACAATGATAATATCTGGCTACGTGGTTCTGGAACTGGCGTCACAGCATTTGGTACATGGGCTAAGTTATGGACATCACTAAATGATGGTATCGGATCTGGTCTTGATGCAGATAGACTAGATGGTAAGCAAGGTACTTGGTATCAGAATGCTCTAAATATCAATACAGGTACTGTTTCCGATAATAGATTACCAAGATTTATTAGTGCCACCAAGTTCAGAGATACACTAACAGTTCAATCATTCAACGGTGATCCTAAGTACAGAATTTACCTTTCTGGCAGAATTCTAAACACTACGCCATTCACTCCTGGTAGTGCTGTAAAATTATATGATGCAGATTCTCAGGCAACTGGTGATATTGCGATTGATAACTTAATTATTAACGATGTTGCTGATGGTACAGAAGATTATACCATCATTGTTGGACGTTTGGTTTCGGGTAACTTTATTGGTGCTCGCACTATTGGTACTGCATCAAATAGAGAAGAGTTCCAAGACTTCACGATTGATGATGACAATGTAATTCAGGTCGCAAGACTTGAGAGTGATGGGGGGACTGCAAATCTAAGACTTGGAAGAAGAGATGGAGTCGCTACTTCTCCAGCTGTTTATTTCACAAGTTCTCAACCAGCACCATCAAGTTATAACTCAGCAATTGTTGCAACTGGTGGCAATGGTACAGATGGTTCTGGTACTTTGAATGTTCTTGTAACAAATTCAAACGGACTAAACGTAAATGGTAATATTGTTTGGAACGCTGGTAACGTTGCTTTCAATAGTGCAAATATTTCTTCAACAGCAACCTTAAGATCTGCTGTACAAAGAGATACAAATGGCGACTTTGCTGCCAGAATAATTACGGCATCTCTAACTGGTGCTGCTTCTCTGAACGTTCTGAAGGCAGGCGATACCATGACTGGTTCGCTAACGATTACTGGTGCGTCTTCAAACTTCACTCTATCAGGTACAGCAAATCTAAACAGCTTCGTCAATATTATTAATGATCTTGCGGTTGATACGGACACACTATTTGTTGATGTCTCCGACGATGAAGTTGGTATAAACGCAGGTAATGCGCCAAGATCAACTCTTGACGTTGTTGGTGATCTTGGTGTTTATATCAGAACTGCTACTAACGGTGCTGGTGCTAAACTAAGATTTAGTGATAATGCTGGTAATGATTGGGCACAGCAAGGAACTATTAGTTATGTTCATACTGATACATCTACTCCTAATTCTGCATACGGAGAGGCATTCCTCGTTAGTGGTACTGAAACAACATTAGCATTCAAAGTTACTGGTGATGTTATTGCTACAAGAAGAATTGGTATCAACGTTGCTGCTCCTGGTCTTGCTCTTGATGTTGGTGGCGGCGCTAAATTCACCGAGGCAATTACAGTTCAAAATACTTCTAACGGAGCACTGAACTTCTATAATAATACATCCACAAGATATTGGAGAGTTGGTAGCAATACTCAATCAAATAACTTCTTCACATTTGAAGCATCTGATGCTGCTGGTGGAACTACTTTTAGTGGATCTCCTGCTCTAGCGATAGATGGTATTAATAATAGAGTAAGTATTAACACAACAACAAATAGCAGCAATGCTACTGGAACTACTGTTAATTATACACTAAATGTTGATGGTAATGTCAATTTTAATGGTACTTTATATCAAAATAACCAACCATTTGTTACTTCAAGATGGACTGAAGGTGGTGGAGATATTTGGAGATTGTCTAAAGTAGGCATCAATAAAGCAACCCCACTATATACTCTTCATGTTGCTGGCAACGTGAACATTGAAGGAACTACCATGACATCACAGGCTGTTGATCAGTCTATGTTTGTTAATGGAGATCGAATGTGGATCGATCCATATGCTGTAGTTAAAATGCATAGGAATAATATTAATCAAACAATAACTATTCCAGCTAGTTCAAACGCTATGACTGTTGGTGGTACTACTATAAATAGTGGAGTAACTGTTACTATAAGTGCTGGTTCTCGTTGGAGTGTAGTATAAAATGAGCGAAATACGAGTAAATCAAATTGAAGGTGGGGATGGAAAAGTCTTTGTTGATGCGGGAACAATTTTCGATTGTCAAGGAAATTTAATTGTTCCGACTTGGACTAATAGTTCCAGACCATCTGAAGTTGGTGTTGCGGTATTTGGATACAATACTGAGGAAGGAACTGTAGAAATGTTGCGCGGATCTTCCGCTACATCAGCAGTATTAGAAAATGATGGATCTTCTGCCGAATATCCAGTAGCTTCTGGCGTTGATTTAGTTAGCAGATATCCAACTGCTCAAAGTGGATTGTTCTGGGTTAAGTCTTCTTCTATGTCAGCCGCAATTCAAATGTATGTTGATACGGTTGAAGATGGTGGTGGATATGATTTTTTTGCAACTAAGGGAGCTGGAACAAGTTTCAATAACATTGGCAATGATCCTAAAATTAATGGATTGGGATTGTGGATGCCAAGATCTAAGTATGCTTGGAGAGCAGCATCAAAAGCCGTGGCATCTTTAGACGGAGGTAATTTCAACTCGTATTGGGCAACAAATTATGCTGTTTATAAAACATCAGGTGGCGGAAACTATACTGGTTGTATTATGAGGTCGAGTTCATACGGTGGTAATAACTGTGGTGGTTGGCAGACCACAGATGGTGGAAGATGGTGGATTCGTGATAGTACTTTTGGAGAACCGAATGGGGATTATTCAGGAAATACATTTTTATACATGTATGGCGGTCAAATTGGAAACCCATATGGATTAAACGATATTGGATTTAACGATGGAACAACTGGTGCATCAACTGGAAGTTATTATCTAGTTTCAACAAATTCAAAGGCATAACCATGAGCATTTTATCTGTAAATCACATTTCTGGCAGACAAGGAAGAATCACTGTTCCAAGTGTATTAAACTTATCCGAATCTAAAGGAATAATTGCTCCCAAATGGGATACTGCAAACAGACCAAATCCAGCAGAACTTGGATTTATTGGTTATAACTACGAACAAGATGTTTGGGAAGTTTATAACGGAACTAGTTGGGAAGCAGTTGATGGAGAATATAAAACTCAATTACCACCAGTTACTTCTGGTCTAACAGTGTATATGACTGGAGATTCTTGGGATGCTGCAACAAATACATGGAAAGATCTATCTGGAAATGGAAACGATTCCTCTTCTACTAGTGGAACTATAAATGTGGCAACTCACACTGGTGGCAATGGTGCTAGTGGAACATTCAAATATATTTCTGGAAATACTGGCGCTGGTGTAGCAATTACCAATGGATGGCCAAATGGAGCAGATTACACATTCTTCCATATTACCAGATATACTGGTGGAACAAGAGGTCGTATTTGGCAAGGAAAATCTAGTAACTGGTTATCGGGACATTGGGGTGGTGGATCTGGTAGATTCTATCACGAAGGTTGGTTGAGTTCTTCTAGTACAAATTATTACAATGATGACTGGTTTATTACGATGGACCAACGTTCAAATATTCGAACAAATAGAGGAACGCATACATTTACTTCTGGCGGTAGTTATAGTCCTAACGGTGTTGGTATCAATGCTGCAGCAAGTGGAAGTTGCTGTGCTGGAGAAACTTCAGACTGGGCAACTGCAGTAATTGCTGTTTATAACAGAGCTTTATCTGCGGCAGAGTATCAGCAAGTGGAAGATTTCCTATATAACACATACATGGTCTAAAAAAATGGCAAGCGGATTAACGTTCGAAACACTTAGAGCACAAAGCGGTAGTGAAATTTTAGTTCCTGCTGGGCATGTTTTTGAAATTAATGGAAACATTAAAATTCCAAACTGGACAGACGGCACTCGCCCAACAGGAATTGTTGGAATGATAGGATATAATACTCAACAGGGATATGTTGAATTTTACGATGGAACAGAATGGAAGAAAGCTGGAGAAGTTGGAAATGATGGATCTTCAGCAGAAAGAGCAGCACTAAATGGTCTAACTTTAGTTCAGGAATTTCCAATTCTTGGTAATGGAATTTACTGGATTAAATCTGCATCTATGCCAAATGCACTAGAGATGTATGTTGATTTTGAAGAAGATGGTGGTGGATATGACTTTTATGCAACTAATGGCAACGGAATTTCACATAACTACATTACAGAAAATCACACTGGAACTGCATTGGGACTTAATAGATGGGCACCAAGAAGTAAGTTTTGTTGGAGAGCGGCAGGAAAAGCAGTTGCTGCTTTAGATGGTGGTAATTATGGTTCTTATTGGGCATGTATGGGGTTTGTATATAAACCATCTGGGGGCGGAAACTATACTGGATGTATCATGAGACACTCATCATATGGTGGTAATAATTGTGGAGATTGGAGAGTAGAAGATGGCGGAAGATGGTGGTATAGAGATAGTACATATAGCGAACCAAATGGTGATTATAACGGAAATGGATATAACTTTTATAGATCTGGAATGGATAATCCATATACTCTTGGAGATCTAGCTTTCAATGATGCTGGCGCTGCAAGCTCTGGAACTAGGTACTTACTATCAACAAACGCAAAACCATGATATAATAAATCTGTATATACCATAATTTTATGAGATTAACTGTTGATGCGAAAAATACCAAGGTTTATGATGACGTTTTAACCGAAGAAGAGTTTGAAATTTTATTTGACTTTTACAATCAAATACCATTTGTATTCAAACAAATATTAGGGGAATGGAATAAAGTATGGAGTTTTAGTGATGGACAAATTTTAGTTGGCAATGAAATTTTATTTCCTATAGGAAAAACTCCACCTCTCCATCCAGAAGATAAACCATTGATTGGGTTGATAGAAAAAATCTCGGAATTAGTTTTAGATACGGGATTTTTTGATTTAGAAAAATCAAAAGGTGCTATAATGACTCCATTTTGTTGGCCACCTGGAACTGGATTAAGTTGGCACAACGATAGCAATTACATGGGGGCATTTACATTCTATGCCCATAAATATTGGTCTCCAGAATGGGGCGGAGAATTCCTCACCGTCGAGGCAAATGATTATATTATAGATAATAAAAAAGATATTAATTGGAAAGTTTTCGACAATCAAGAATTATATGATGTTATAATGAAAAATGGCAATGGAAATTTCTTCCACCCAAAACCAAATAGATTGATTGTCAATAAAGGTGGAGAACATGGTATACTACATAAGGTAAATAAGAGCACAAACGATAGTAAAGCTCGTCTAACATTTCAAGGTTTTATTAGATAATTATGAATTTCGAATTAGTTGAATTTTTTCCAGAAGTTGCTGCCATCTACACATTTGATGCAGAAAAACATAAAAAAATAAAAGAATTATGCGATAAAGTAGTAAAAGAGATTGGGCCAGATCACCCAGACTATACAACTAATCAGCATGATAGATCTCTAACTCACTATTTCAATAGGTCAAATTCTTCTCTTTTAGATTTTTCCGAAGAATTTGAAGAGTTTTCCGATTGGTTAAAAAACTGCTGCACTCACTTCATGACAGAGGTTCATAATTATGTCATAGAAAACGGCAACGAAATTTTAATTACGGATTGCTGGATGAATAGATCTAAAGAAAGGACTGGACAGATTGACCACAATCACCACAATTCTATGATATCTGGAACTTATTATGTAAATAAAGAAGAATGGGTTCATTCTGGTATTGACTTTTATAAAAAAAGATATGAAATGCATCCTTACATTTCCCATAAAAAAAATTGGGATAGTCCTAATAAATATTGTAGGATGGTCGAATCAGTTCATCCAAAAGAAGGTGATTTGATTTTGTGGGCTTCTCATCTATATCATGGGTATGATGGAGCAACTAATTTTTGGGCAGACAGAACTTCAATCTCTATGAATTTCCTCCCCAAAATTATAGATAATGGTAAATACTCTTTTAGAATTCAAGACAATAAATAGGGAGAAATACTAAAATGGCATTCGAATTTCCAAGAAAAAGATCATTATTCCGAGAATGGATCAATCAAAAAAATGCCGAGGTTGAAAAAGTAACTCAGTTGCGTGCTCAATACTATCCATTGATAGAGAAGCAACTAGAACTTCTGTGGAAAGATATGCGTGATAATAAAATACCTGGGAAAGATGGTGAGTTTTACAAGGCAATTGCTGAGATTAGAAAAACTTTTCCACATCCAGAATGGAAAGATGAGATTATGACATATGATTTTTCTAATGAAATTTTTGAAGAAGATCTAGATTGATCTAAATAATACACACACTATTCAATGTGATTACTATGGATCCCACAACACTCAAAGCAAACTTCGAAGAACAAATTGCTACTACCACGAAGCAAATTGCAGAACTCGAAGAGAACCTACAGAAAGCAAAAGAATATAAGATCAAACTACAAGGTGGTCTTGAAACTCTCGGTCTTCTAGAATCAGAAGAAGCACCTGCTGAAGAAGCAGCAGAATGATCTCAATTCCCGTCTTACTAAATAGGTAAGACGGGATTTTTTGTGTCTAATGGCAAAACCAAGTTCTAGGACTGAACTCATCACATATTGTAAGAGGCAGCTTGGAGAGCCTGTTCTACAGATCAATATTGATGACGAACAGGTAAATAACGTTATTGATGATACCATTCAGTTCTTTCAAGAGAACTGCTACAACGGTATGGAACGTTGCTATTTGACACATGAATTGACTGCCGATGATAAGACTAGATTCGATACCACAGTTCAAACAACTGCTGGATCTACAACATGGAACGAAGCAACTAACTTCATTCCCATTCCAGATCATGTTGTGGGTATCACCAAAGTCTTCGGTCTTGTTAGTAACTCAATCCGTTCAAACCTATGGGGTATTGAATATCAACTGTATCTAAATGATCTCTACGCTTTCGGATCACTTGATATTCTAAACTACTTCATGACAAAGCAATATCTCGAAACTCTTGATATGGTCCTCAACAACGGATCATTCCAGCAGTTCAGATATACCATGCGTCGTGATCGTTTGTATCTAGATGTGGATGCTGACTTCCTTGCTGAAGGTAAGTATCTTCTCATCGAAGCTCATCGTATGATTGATCCCAACGATGCAACTGAAATGTATAATGATATGTTCGTGAAGAGATATGCTACTGCTTTAATGAAGAAGCAGTGGGGTCAAAACCTAATCAAATACAATAACGTTCAACTGCCAGGCGGTTTGACACTCAACGGCAGGCAGTTGTATGAGGATGCTATCGGTGAGATCGCAACGATCGAAAGCGAAGTCCTCAGCAAGTATGCAATCCCACCTATGGATATGATCGGATAAGATGCCTACTAGTCCTTATTTTCCAACCTACTACCAAGGTCATCCTGGGGAGCAAAACCTAGCACAAGATCTTGCCGACGAACAGATCAAACTGTTTGGAACAGATATCTATTATCTACCCAGAACTATCCTGAGAGATAATACGCTCGATGACATTATCTACTCGAAGTATCAGGAACAGTTTCAGGTAGAGATGCTTCTGCAGAATGTGGAAGGTTTTGGAGAACAATCGGAATTCATCAGTAAGTTTGGCATCCGCATTACTGATGAAGTGAAGTTTATTGTGTCTAGCAGAAGATGGGATCAGGCAGAGGCACAATATACTCCACAACTTACAGTTGCTGGAAGACCTAACGAAGGAGACTTATTATACTTCCCACTCACAACTGATCTATACGAGATCAAGTTTGTAGAAAGAGAGACCCCATTCTACCAGTTTGGTAAGATCCAGTTTCTTATTATTACTGCTGAAATCTATGAGGTCGGTAATGACCTTATCGATACTGGTGTTACTGAGATCGACGAGATCGAGAAACTATTCAGTTCTGCTATTGCCATTCAGTTTGGTCCTGGTGGAACTGGAGACTTCACTGAAGGTGAGTTGGTAACTGGTGGTATTACTGGAAAGACTGCTACAGTTAAGTCTTGGGATCCTACAACTGGCACCCTACAGGTCATCAACAGAGATGGCACATTTGCTACTGGCGAAACCATTACTGGAGACGATAGTGGTGCTGTCTGGGTTGTAGGCACATTTGACACTCTAAATAATACGAACAGCGAATACGATCAAAATAGAGAGATCGAAGATACAGCTGACAATATTGTTGATTGGACTGAAAGAAATCCATTCGGTGAATTTGGAAATTATACAGGTAGTATCTAATGTTAGGGTCACATTTTTATAACGAGATTACACGCAAGAATATTATTGCTTTCGGAACACTCTTCAACAATATTGAGTTGAAGAAGAAAGATCCTGGCACAGGTCTTATCCTGGAAGCAGAGAAGGTTCCTCTTGCGTATGGTCCAAAACAAAAATTCCTTGCTCGCCTAGAACAGAACCCAGATGTAGGCAGAAAGGTAGCAATTACTTTACCACGTCTCTACTTTGAGATGACAGGAATTGAATACGATCCTACCCGTAAGACATCACCAATTCAAAAATACAAAGCGATCATTGATGATAATGGTAATGAAGTCAAGACTCAGTATGTTCCTGTTCCTTATAATTTGAGTTTTGAATTGGGCGTGATTGCAAAGTCTCAAGACGATGCTCTACAGATTGTGGAACAGATTCTACCATACTTCCAACCATCTTTCTCTCTCACTCTCAATATGATTCCAGACATGGATGAGAAGAGAGATGTTGCGATTGTCTTGAATGATATTGCTTATGAGGATGAGTGGGAAGATGACTATATGCAGCGTAGATATATTGTTTATACTCTACGCTTTACTGCTAAGACATACTTCTACGGTCCTTACAGCACGGTAGATATCATCAGGAAAGCAATCATTCATGAGACAATTGGTGATAATGCTGTCAATAAGAGAGTTGTAACTAGAGTATATACACCTGTTGCAACAACAGATTTGGATGGTGACGGTGATGTGGATGCAGATGATACAGCAATCGTGACTGCCGATGATGACTTTGGATTCAACGAAGGTATTACATTCTACAATTGATTACTATGGGACTTGAAGAGAACATGGAAGAACTTCTGAATATTAGTGCTGAGGTTGTTGAAGAACCAAAGCCTGTCAAGAAGGAACGTGAATCTGATAAGGATGATCGACAAAAAGATTACGAATATACCAGGGGTGAGTTATACACACTCATAGATCAGGGTCAGGAGGCGGTCAGAGGCGCTTTAGAGGTCGCTCAGGAGTCAGGGCACCCTAGAGCGTATGAAGTCGCTGTAGCGGCGATGAAGCACGTTGCAGACATGACTGAGAAACTCCAAGATCTTCATAAGAAGATGAAGGATCTTGACGAGGAAAAGAAAGGACCATCCCGTGTCACTAATAATGCTATGTTTGTTGGCAGCACTACAGAGCTTCAGAAGATGCTGAAGCAGATGGGCGGAGGCAAACGATAAATATCTCAGAGGTGTAATCTAAATGGCATACGTCAGGTACGATAGTACGAATACAATTGTATCTCCACAACCTGCTTCCGTTGAAGTAACCATCTTTGACGGGACGGAAGG